TTTTGATATTTTGATTGATATAGCTGAACAATGTGATAATTATACGGTTGATGATATACATATCATGAAAATGGTAGTACATGAAATAGTGTATCCTTTTATGGCTTATAACGGTGATTTGATTCAATTATTTGGAACCAATCCATCAGGCCAAAACTTAACTGTTATTATTAATTCACTTGTTAATTCTCTTTTATTGAGAGGAGCTTTCTTCACAAAATATCCTGATAAAGACTTTAAGGAAGAATGTGCTTTCATTACATATGGAGATGATGTAATGGGAACTGTATCTGAGAATTGTCCTGAATTTACTCATATTACTTATGCAGATTATTTAGCGCAACATGATATGAAATTTACTATGCCAGACAAAGAGTCTACTCCGGTACATTATATGAAAGAAGAAAATGTGGATTTCTTAAAAAGAAAATGTGTTTTTAATGAAGATTTAGGGTGTAAAGTTGGTATATTATCAGAAGATTCTATTTATAAAAGATTACATGCCCATCTTTTATCTAAAGAGCTAACTTTACCTATGCATAGTGCTCAGAATATTGAAACGTCATTACATGATTGGTTCTTTTATGGAAGGAAAGTCTTTGAAGATAGACTACAAAAACTTAAGCAAGTTGCCACAGAGTGTAATATTGATCATTTGTGTGCAGCGCTTGATATATCCTATGATAAAAGAGTAAATCGGTGGAGACATAAGTATCTAGGTGAGGAATTAGATGCTGAGGAGGAAACCCAGGAATTTCGGTTGGGATAAACCGTAAAATTATCCGCCCAGTTTGGTAGTCTGGGTTCTACGGAAGAGCAAAACTGCTTGTGTATATATGGATTACCTATTTTAATATAATTTTAGTGTTCTTCTACGTATTAAAATAAGGCTTTGTGCACATAGGCACTCTCCTCGAAGAGTACTCCTATTTAGGAGAGAATTTAGCCAATTCAAAGAGAACAACACCACTTTCGACTTTCAGTAGAGTTGATTGATTGAAAATAAATATTACTGACGAACAATACAAATAATATTTTTAAAGGGAGAGCACTCTTCCCAGAATTAGAGTGCCAATCAGGTTCCGTGGGTGATTCCAATATTTTTAAAGAAATATCAAAACCCACTTATGAAAATGTTCAGTTTTCTGATAAAGACGATCCGTATGTTTATGATACAATTTCTAATATGGATCCTACACGCTCATTACAAGATAGTAATGATGCTTCTTTAGAGAATTTCTTTTCGAGACCAATTAAAATAGCTGAACAAGAATGGGCTACATCAACATCCTTAGGATTTGATATAGATCCATGGTCTCTTTATTTTGACAATCCTCGTGTTGCTAATCGATTAAATAATTTTAATTTACTTAAATGTAATTTAAAAGTTAAGGTCGTTATTAATGGTAATGGTTTCCAATATGGACGTATGTTAGTGAGCTATTTACCATTTCAGATTTTTGATAATATGTCTACTAATGCTGCATTAGTGAGATCAGATTTGGTTCAAGCTTCTCAGCAACCACACATATTTTTGGACCCAACTACTTCTCTTGGTGGTGAAATGAAACTACCTATGTTTAATTTTCAAAATTACATAGAGGTTATTGAATCACAATGGAGTAATTTGGGGCGATTATATTTTCGTACTTTAAATCAGCTTAAACATGCTAATGGAGCTACTGATGTAGTTACTGTTAGTGTATTTGCTTGGGCTGAGGATGTTAGTATGAGTGTCCTTACATCAGTAGATCAGGATACTCTAACTCCCCAATCAGGTGAAATAGAAGAGGCTAATATTAAAGGAACAATTAGTGGACCAGCTACCGCTATATCCAAATATGCTGCTTATCTTACTGGAGTACCTTATATAGGACCTTTTGCTCTTGCAACATCAATAGGTGCTGAAGCAGTAGGAAAGATGGCAAAATTGTTTGGATATAGTAGACCCCCGGTTACTAAAAATCCTGAACCTTTTAAACCGGCTTTAATAAGTTCTTTAGCTGTTACTAATGTACCTGATGGGTGTCAAAAATTAACAGTTGATGCTCAACAGGAATTAACTATAGATCCTCGTATATCTGGTATAGGAGGAGCTGATCCCTTAAATATAAGAGGAATAGCAAGTAGAGAATCTTATTTAACGACTTTTAATTGGAATATTGGTACAGCACCTGAAACATTGTTATGGAATGCTAGGGTAGATCCAGTTATATGGGCAGAAGAAGTAGGTCCACCCAATTCATTCCATTTTCCAGCATGTGCTTTTGCAGCGCTACCATTTCAATTTTGGAAGGGAACTATGAAATTTAGATTTCAAATAGTATGCTCGAATTTTCATAAAGGTCGTTTAAAGATTGTATATGACCCTAATTTTATTGCCAATAATACGTATTTAACTTTTTCTGAATATAATACAAATTATCTTAAAATTGTAGATATTGCAGAAGAAACTGATTTTACAATAGAAGTTGGCAATGGACAAGAACGATCTTTTCTTAATCATCATAGTCCTGGAGTTGACTCTGTAACACAAATGTATTCTAGTACTAGGTATACTGCTAAAGAGTCAGGGAATGGAGTTATTGGTGTTTTAGTTGTTAATGAACTTACTACACCGAATTCTACAGTTACAAATGATATAGAAATAAATGTTTTTGTATCAATGGGAGATGATTTCGAAGTTGCTGTACCTAGTGCAGAATTTTCGAAATTTGTAGTAGCTCCCTTATCTGCACAATCTGGTGTTTTAGATCCGCAATCAGGTGAATATCCAGACACTCAAGATGCTGAAGAAGCTAGTGCTCCTGTACAATCAACATCGACTATTGTTGGTCCAGGTGAGGCTGATAGTCCAGATTTGAATAGGGTATTCTTTGGTGAAGCGATTGCGTCATTTAGACCATTGTTAAAGAGGTATTCATTGTGGAATACAATTGCTAAAGCCCAAACTTCCCCTGCTGTAGTATCCGGTCGTTTTCCTAATTTTCCATATTATAGGGGAGAAGTAGGAGGCGCTGTTGATCTTACTAGTGGTATTCCAAATTCTCCTTATAATTATTGTAATACTTTATTAATGCATTGGGTTACAATTGGATTTTCAGGATATCGTGGAAGTACTCGATGGAAAATAATTCCCCGTGGAACTCAAAGTAGCTCAGATAGGTTTGAAGTAGAGCGAGCTAATTGGGTACCTACACGACCTAATTATAGGTATGCAAAAACTAATATACCTACTCCCACTAATATTACTGGTGCTAGGAAGGATATAGTTTTGGATTATGAAGCAGATTTAACACCAAAAGCTGATCAGCCTTTAACAGGTATATTAGGTTCAGCTATCACGTGTGGATTTGTTAATAATGTACTGGAATTTGAAACACCATATTATTCTAGTTACCGTTTTTCTCCTGGTAAGAATCAAGATCATACTTCAGGTATGCTCTGGGATGGTGCTTGGGATTATCGTGCATATATAACGGGTAATGGGTCGCTTACTACATCATATGATGTATGGGTGGCAGCTGGAGAAGATTTCCAGACATACTTCTTTACTGGTATGCCTAGAATGTATTATGAAGCAGCACCACCTGCTTAAATATTGGAGATAGACACTCCTTACACTTAAATATAGCTTTATAGATTTGCTAGCAATCAAGAAAATCTTACACATCTGTGGTCGATGTGGGGAAATTTTTAAATTTCCTGGACTATGCCGAATTTAAATTCGTTGATCGAATTTTTCCGGTTTAGTCCGGTTTTTAGATCACAAATTTAATTAGCGTAGCCTTTATTTGTTTCAGTAATGAAACTAAGAGCGACAGAGTGTATTATTGCAATCTTTGTCCACGTTAGGCCATCAATG